GACCGGACGGGAAGTTTGATGGTCTCAACTACGTGCTGATGGACCGCGTCCAGCAGGATGCGGATGAAGCTCTTCGGTCCCTCTACGTCATCGAGAAGCGCACCTATGTCCAGAAATACACGGCGGTCACTATTGGAGTTGACGACCTGAATGGGAAGCCCCTCCATCAGGAGACCAGCTTCTACTACGCGGGTGAGGTGGTTGTGACGACCCCCACGACTCTGACGGCGTCCCAGCTATTCACGGCTCCGACCAACGCCTACTGGGGTCTTCAGACCGACGGCTACGAGCGGACGGGCCAACAGCTCTCGGATGATTGGTATGTCGTGGATCGCAAGCAGGTTGTTGCCGTGACCCTCTCCGGCGGCATCGCCACGATTCATGACTATTTCACCACTGAGGACTACGTTTGGCCCGCTATTCTAGGTGGCGTTGAGAACCGAGTCTATAACCTACGGGAAGGGGGGTCGGAAACATACGCCGAGCCCTACTTGTCGAAGGAGGCGTATCGTGGCCCATGCAGGGCCCAAGTTGTCATAACGTGGTCCCCCCAGAAGTTTACATCAATCCAAGCCCCGGAAGTGATGCAGCCACTGCCTATTGTGGTCAACTCCCCCTTCTACAGCTGGTCAGTTGGGCCGTGCCTCCATCCGGCTGGGCTAATCAATGTTGTGATGACAAACCATCCAAAATACTCGTCAGTCACGGGCGTTGTTGCTTCATGGCCTGCTACCGCACCGACGACGTGGCCTGCTTCTGTGGTGGCATCTGACGAACAGAAACCCTTTCGTGGGGGTTGGATGCGAACAAAGGTCACCATCTTCCAACCAACCCCTCCGGCTACACCCTAATGGCTGAAGACCCATTCGTTTCAGGTCGAAACCTGCCCACGGTCCCCGCTTCGGGCTACGGGGGGTATTGCGACATCCGAACTGGGATCTCTGTTTTCACACCCAGTTCGAGCGAAGCCGCTGAGGATAGAGACCCCCTCGTCGCCTACGTCAGTGGGAGTAATGTCCTCATCGCTCCGGGGTTTGTCAACAACGTGATGCCGACGATTAGCGGAACCCCGCTCGACGCGGCTACGCCGCCATCCCTAGCCCTCAGCGCTGGGGACAACTACATCCACCTCAAGGGAACCTATACCCCGACGGTCTACACCATCGCTACGGGGTATGCCGCCATCGGGAGCGCAGGCACCGTGAGCAGCGTGGAGTTTGTCGTGAATGGCTCCCCGTCGGGCACGGAGGACTACCCAAAAATCAGCGGTGGCTCGGCGGTCGATGGCGAGTTTGACATCCTGTGGGGTAAGTTCAACAAGGATGGGGATGTCGTAACTACTGAGGTCCCTTCCGGAGGTGGGAACGCGTGGGTTGTGTTCATGCCCCCAAACCTGTATGCTGCCTTCCGCGACGTCAACGCCAGCGCTGTTTGAGCCATGGGGATCATGATCCAGCCCAACTACCCCAAGCCCATACCTACGTCGGTGGGCTGCATTCGCTATCGCAGCATGATTGTTTCGATTTTCACTAACGGGTTCGTAAGGGAGTGGGAGGGGGAGTTCACCTACTACAAGAAGCTCACCATCACCACATCCTACGTAGGGATGAAGAAGGACAACCCATCCCCAACACCCGACACGACCTACACTGTCACCCCAGCGATCCACACCGAAACCTACACTCGCGGGTGGTCCTCCAGCGTGACCGCCAATAACGACACTGTGTTGGACACGGAGGACCCACCGGAAATCGAGGACACCCCAGAAGTATGGACCCCGCCGCTGACGACCAACCCTACGTTCGGTTCTCCGACTTTCACTGAGACTGAGACCGCCACCACTTACGTCAGCCAAGCCACGGGTGTTTGGAGTGGAACAAAAACAGAAGTGACCGAATGGTCCGATCCGATTACCGACGAGGAGCTAACTACCGCTCTTGAGGACAAAAGGGATGGCACCACTTTTGATGACAGCATCTTTGATTTCTTTGCGGGCAACTTCCTACCCAACGTAGTCTACTCTTCCGACTATGCAGCAGGCCTCAAAACGCTGACTCTCGTGGAGTATTCCCTTGGGACCTATTCAGGTAGGCCTTCCATCGCTGCCGTAGAACTGCCCATTGTGGCGTTCAGCTTCTCCGAGACCCCCCAGCCTACAGGGGCGGTTGAATTCAGCACAGACCTCACCCAAGTCGTAACCCTCCCAACTGGGGCTCTTCTTGGTCAGGAGAGTTTTCGGGACGACAACAAACAGCTCTTCGGCGGATGGCGTCGGGTAGACTTGCACGACCGCTTCCCAGATGAGGACACCGTTCAGGGGGCTGTGTTCTTGATCCCACTGAGTGGGCACACTCTCTTGTCCACCGCTACTGGCACTACCACCTTTGATCGTGGGTGGGCTACTCTTGGCAACCCCGCCGGACCACCTGAGCTCGCCAACACCGTCTCCTTTATCCTGAGTCACGGACCCTACACCCCACCATGAAAACCAAAACCCAGAAGCAGGTAGCCTACCTGCTGTCCAAGGTATCCCCGCTTGAGCCGAAACAGCAGCAGAAGCTCAAGAAGGAGCTGCACACCGGAGCCGTGAAGATCAAGAAGGCGTGATGTTTTTTGCCATTGAGCTTTGACCGGAAACCCGATAGTATCCACCCATGCCAGCCCTGACCACCAACCAGCTCCGCAACGTCCTCGGTGAATACATCGAGCCGGGCGGCAGTTTCCTTGCGAGCATCAATCAGGTGCTGTCCCGTATTTACAGCACGGGAACCTACCGCGACCTCACCGTGCAGTATAGCCTACCGGTGGTTGATTCGCACGTCACCCTGCCTGACGATGCCGACGCTATCTTGCACACGCTGGTCAACGGGTCCCCGGTTCCGGCTCGTGCTCTCTGGCACGACTTCAAATCGGTTGGCACCTCCTACGATACGGGCGATCTCTCTTGGGGTCTGATCGACGCGGGCTATTGGCCCACCCTGCGACAACTCCCGGAGGCTGGGGTCTTCTCCCTATACGTCGCACCCGCCGCTTCGGATCACCGATACGAGCCATGGAACCCCGGCACTGACGGAAGCTCCATCACCGTTGTTGCGTCAAACGGGGAGAAGGTTTTCCGCTCTAGTTCAGCTACACTCCCACCAGACACCTTCCAGTTCTTTGACTCCGACGAGGAACCGGTCGCTGTGACCAACATCCATTCGATCCAGTTCAACGGCTTGACCGCCGCGTTCGACATCCGGACCACAGCGGAGGATGCCGACACCACGATTGCTACGGTTGGCCCGAATGGAGGTGCGACTCGCTACCGGCGCTTCCGCCTGAACCGTTCGACCGACGGGGAGACCACGGTGCATGTCCTTTGCAAGCGCGCGTTCCGCCCCTTGGAGGATGACGACGACATCTGCTACGTCTCGAACATCGGGGCGCTCAAGCACGGTCTGCTCGGCCGGATGGCGGAAGACAACGCTGACCTTGAGCGAGCCGAGTATCACTGGCAGCGATGCACCAAGTTGCTCGACGAAGAAGCCGCCTCCGCTGCTGGCTCTGCCTTGCCGCGTCTGTCCATCGACCCGTTCGGGACTGGCGGCCGCAGCATCATGCCCAACATGTATTGAGCCCTCCCTTGCTGTGATTGAGATCAAAGTAGATGCCAACACACGGAAACGCATTCACGAGGAGGCGAGCCAAATCGGCCGCCTTGAGGGGTCTCTGACCAAAGGGGTCGGGAACCTCACGGGTGCTGCCGGTGAGACGCTGGCCCACATGCTGCTCGGAGGCGAGCGGGTCGGTCATCGGCGCTTCAGCCACGACATCGAGCTGGAGAACGGTCTCACCGTTGACGTCAAAACCGGAACCGGAACCGTGCGCCCGAAACCCCACTTCGTTGCGCGGGTCTACGCGGCGGAGGACCAACGGGAGAAGCTCGCCACCAAGTGCGACGTCTACTACTTCATGCGGCTGCATGTTAACCGGACCACGATGTGGGCGCTCGGTTGGCTGTTTGCTGATGAGTTTGCACAAAAAGCAACCTTCCACCCCATGGGCTCTGTGAACCCATTGGATGGAAGGCTTTGTCGGGCGGATGAGTTCGTAGTCCCGATTTCGGAACTACGAGACCCGCGTGAGCCGATTACTCGTTGACGTCGGACTGGTCGATGTCGAAGTCGGGGGAGAGGTCGATCTCCCAGATCTTACCACCGCCGCGACCGAAGCTCCGCACGGGGCGGATGTGCTTGTTGTGCTGGCACACCTCCTCGATGACCGTCATCCCGCGTCGGATGAATTCGAGGTTGACACTGTTGCCGACGGAGCGACCACCGTTGCTGTCGTGGAGGACAACTTGGAACTCGGTCAGAGTGCCGCGCCACTTGGTCAGGCCGGAATGCTCGCGAACCTTCTTGCTGAAGAACTCGATCATCTCGGCAATCGCGCTGCGGCTGGAGTTGTCGTAGGCGGCGGCTTCCACGAAGGAGTCGATGTAGGTGGCGACACCGAACCGGCTGGAGTCCGCAACATGGGCGGGCGGTTTCCAGTCGACGAGCCACTTCAGGAAGAAGGGCAGTTCCTTGCGGACCCGCGCTTCGTTCTGCTCGTTGGTCCCGAACTTCATGCGGAACTTCCCGTTGACCCGAAGGGCGATCACCTTGTCGCGGTTGCTGCTGTCAAGGGTCGGCAGGGCGGCGAGTGAGTTGGCGTCGATGTTCAGGGACATCATGACTCGACCGGCCCAAGGGAGCGGGATGGTGTCCGCATACTTGGCTTGGTATTCGAGCCGTGGGTTGGCCACGCATCGCTTGGTGAGCTCGACGAATTTCCGCTGGTCCGAGTAGGTGGCCGCTGCCGTGGAGTCGTCGATGACCCACGCGGCCGCGCCGCAGAGGTCGCGGTTGAAGTTCGTCTTACCCGAGAGGTAGTCACTTGCGTCAGCCAAACCGCCAAGGGCTCCCGCCACAATCTGGTTTGTCAAGAAGGACTTACCGTGCCCTGTCGGTCCCAGCAGGATCAGCAGCTGTCCCTGATCCAGACGGGAGTTGATTGCAGCGAGGTAGATCCGCTGGAACCAAGCGAGGAAGTAGGGGAGCGTCGGGTTGCCTTCGTCATCCTCCGCGAAGAACGGGGAGATGAAAGAGTTCAGCCACGGCCAGTTCGTAATGTCCCCATTCTCAGCAGGTTGCACGGGGATCGCCTTGCAGTTGTTGAGGATCTTCTTGCCGTTGAAGTCGACCACTCGGTCCTTCGAGAAGACCACGGGAGCGACTTCGTCCACGCGGCAGTCGTTGCTGATGTAGAGCAAGGCCTGCTCCACTTCGGAGAGCGCCTGTCCCTTCTTCGGCTTCGGGCTGAACCCCATTCGTCGCAGCTCCAAGACGAGCTGCTCCTTCGGGATCGCCATCGGCCCGCCGTTGAGTAGCTTGTAGTGGCTCTTGCCGCTGAACCAGTATTGGCCGATCAGCGAACCGAGCTTCTTCTCCTCATACTGCTCGACGAATTTCTTGCCGAGAATCTCACGCCAAGAGACGAAACCCTTACCGGCACGATCCGAGTAGCAGACCATCCCGTCTTCCCGAATCTGGCACCCTTCACGATCAATGCCGTCGTCGATCCAGAATAGGGGACCACGAGCCCCGACAGTGAACTCCCCGTTCCAGCGGTTCGGGAACCGCTTGAGGACTTCGGCTGCGACGTCGTCGATGGGGATGTTTGTGTCCTCCGACCGGATAACCACGTCACTTGAAGCCTTGAGCAGGATCGGATGCGTCGCGGTTTCCGGAAGCGGGTCTCCCATTCGGACCCACTCGGTTCCGAGTTCGAAGTGCTGGCTCGGCTTGAGGCTGGTGCGGTCAAACCCGCCAAGGAGTCTGGATGCTTGGAGCATGTCCGACAGACGCTTGAGGAATGGCTCGGCCAGCTGCGGGGAGAGCGGGAGCGGTTCTTCGAATTCCCAGATCAGTCGGGCATACCCCGACTGGGTTCGGGTGCGCCAAGTTGGCGCAGGGGCCCCGTTGCCGCGATCCTTCACCAGCTGGTCAACGCGATCCCATTCGACCGGCGCATCGTAGTCGGCGATGAACCCGTGGATTTTGTTGACGGGGTTCTCTTCCGCGATGCGGGCCGAAGGGTTGTCCCCCTCGGCGAGGGTGTAGAATACGTGGTCCGTCGAAGCGTCGGCACACCACGCTCGGTAGGCGGGCTTGTTGGGGAATGTGGGGACGGGGTTGACTGCCACGGGCGGTCCGTCGGTGACGGTTACGGCCGTAGCGCGGAGGTTCTTGATGCTGCGGTATTTCATTTTGCGTAGAATTTCACTTGGAGTAGCAGTCGAGCACGTGGCCTTCAGCCGCGAGCGGGATGTCGGGAATCCAAGCAGGAGGAGTAGACATGATCTTGATCACTTCGGCGAGCACGTTTTCTGCTTTGTCAGCATCGCATTCAATCACCACTTCGTCATGCACGTGCAGGATGATCTCGTGGCCCGCCTTGTCGATGCGCAGGAGCATCTCCGAGAAGATGTCTCGGGCCAGCCCCTGTGCGCAGTTCTCCGCCAGTAGCCCGTGCCACAGCCGGAAGTCGCGAAGCTGGCCGTTGCGGACCATTTTGCCGACGTGCGCGAAGCGCATCTTTCCGGTGCTCGACACGGTCTTCATCTTACGGGGGGTGCCATAATCCATCGACCGACCCGAAGGCAAGTCAATCTGAAGCTTCTCCCCGAGGGATGACGACATGATCATGTCCTCCTTGAGCTCACCCCAGAACTTGACGATGGTGCGCATCCGGCTCTGGTAGAGGTTCACGGCATCCGTGGCTTCGTCCAAGGTCATCCCGCTGTAGGCGGCAAACCCATCAGGGCCGAGACCGAACTGGCAGCCGAGAGCCATCGCCTTGACCTTCTGCCGGAGCGGCTTGTTGTCTCTGAGCTGGCCGTTCGCCGGATCGTGCATCCCGAGAATGATGGCGATCACCTCGTAGATGTCGGGGGATTCCCGGATCATGTCCAGACCCTTCTGGTCTTTGGCCCACCAGAAGAGGGTGCGCACTTCGATCTGGGCGAGGTCAACCACGACGAGCTTGCGACCTTCGCGTGGGCGGACCATGTGCCGGAAGTTGACGCCGAAGGTTTCCTCGCGGGGAAGGTTCTGCAGGTTGAGGTTCCCGCCGGAGCCGGAAAAGCGAGCGGTCGGGTTGGCTCCGCAATACATCAGGCCGCCGTAGTAGCGACCGTCAGGCATCGTGCCAGCGTCGAAGGCTTCGAGCTTGCGCATGAAGGAGTTGATGCGCCGGTAGTTCTGCACGGCACGGGCCCAAGGGCAGGCTTGCTGGTGCTCGGCAAACCACTTGTCCGCCTCCTCGCTGTCTTGGGCGAGCGACGACGGCGGGGTGATTCCCTGCTGGCGGCACTGCTGGTTGAAGGCTTTGCGGGACAAGGGCGTGTAGTCCTTCGTCCACGGGATCGCCTGCTCCGCGTTGAACAGTTCCGTTTTGATGTGCTCCAGATTACGCTTCAGCAGATCAGTGTCCATCGGCAGGCCGCGCTGGCCCACTCGGCGGTTCATCGCGCTGATCTGGCGCTCCCGCTCGGGCCATTTCTCGCCGAGGGATTGCCAGAGCTGAAGGCAGAGCTCGGAGTCCTTGATCGCGTAGTTGATCACCTCCTCACGGAACTCCGGGGTCATGGACTCCCACCGCTTGCCCTTCATGTTGTCGCGGACGTTCTTGTCGACGGTGAGATCAAACACGGAAGCGGCCGCCCCCTTGAGGGATCGGGGCAGTCCGAGGAACGCAGCCATGTCGGCAGTGCAGTGCCACTCGGCGGGTTGGCATGCAGGATACCACCCCTGCTCCACACCGTAGAGGTAGAGGGATTCGTCGAAAGAAGCGTTGTGGGAGAGGACGACGGCACCATTGAAGAGGGTCCAGTCAAAGTCTCGCGGGTGCCCGGCGAAGGATGAGCCGTCATCCCCGACGATGGTCACTAAGTAGGCGTCAAAGTTTGGGTGCGAGAAGTAGCCCCGAGCGCCGAGGGTTTTGATGGAGCAATCGGCGTCATAATAGGACTCAAAGTCTGCTGCGTATGTAATTCTCATAATTCTGTTTTTTAGCGGAAGGCAAGAAGAAGCCCCGCACCCCCTTATGCAGAGGGAGCGCGGGGCTCAGGGTTCATCAGTTGGCAATCGGGGTCGGGAACGAGACCACCTTGTCACCAAGATCCAGCTCAAGTTGAACTGGCTCCTCTTGGAGTCGGGCAATCTCCTTCTCGACCGCACCAAGCAGGACGCTCAGGTTGGCCCGCTGCACTTGTGCTTGCAGCAGGTTGTGGTCGATTTCGACGAGGGCCGCGCGCATGCCTTCGGCTTCCTTGGTCAGCACGTCGATTGGGTTCATCGAGCACCTCCTGTCAGGCTGTTGACAAATTCCAGCACCGCTTCCGGAGTAGCTTCCGGCGAGACGGAGAGGGTCGGGACATACCAAGTGTATTTGCCCTTGGACATCAGCTCAGTCCCGAAGAACCACTGGCGGGCAGCCACGGAACTGTTGGGGTTGAAGGTCTGGAAGGTGAACAGGCGCTTGTAGGTCAAGCGGTATGCGTCCTTCTGGACCGTGATGCGGCCGAGCTGGTAGTTCTTGTCACCAATCGGGTAGGGGAACAGCGACTCGTCGGCACCCTCAAACTGAGGGATCAGGATGATGATCTCGGCGAACTCGGTCACCTCGTAGCTGCTTTCCGCAGCAATGCGGTCAGCGTCGGCTTGGGTGAGCGCGATCTTCGGGATCACATCGTCGTCGTAGGGGACGTCTTCCTTCCACTTCTTGACGGCGCTGATCACCACGACGTGGGTCTTCTGCTCGGCTTGCAGCAGGACTTCTTCCTTGTCGATGGTCACCGAGCCGATGGGGCCTTCGATGGTGCTCATCTTCTGCACGACGTTGAGGCGTGGGATCTCGATGTCGTCAGCGACGAACGCCATGCCGGTGCTCGGGCGAGCGGCGACGGCGGTGTTCTGCGGGGCTTCGGTTGCGGGGGCCGCAACCACTTCAACTGCTTCCGTTTTGGAGCTC